AACGGATAAAACCCCTCATTTGCCCAGCCGGTCTTTCCATCAGCTTTTACCACCAGATAACGATAAAGAACCCCCTCAGCGTCTTTAGTCAACTCGACTTTAAAATCTTGCACATCTGTCCATTCTTTATCGGTATAAGCACGCTCATTGAGCGCCGCATTTGGGTCGCGTAAAACATGATCGCATTGACGGCAATAACGAGCTGCCGGGTCGTTTTTTGTGCCACAACCATCATCAAAAATACGGATGCCGTGCTTGTCAAAACCACAGCGAATGAAGCTGAAAAACTCTTCGCATCGTCCGTCTGGCGATGTTGCATCTTTACCGATGCAGCGCCGTGCATATGGGCTGTTCATCGTCTGGCATTTAGGGCATGGAATCTGCTCTCCGCTGCGCTTGGCGCGCTGTGCTTCTGCTTCCTCAAGAATAGGGTCTTCGTACAGGCCGCCCAACTCGAACATAGTTCCGGTGAAGTCAAGGCAAAGATGGTTTTCTTTCACCAGACCTGCGGAAATCTGGTCAGGCTTTAAAAGGCGCATTGGTCGGCCAAGCAACTGTGTAAGAAGCGTCAGCGACATGATTTTTCTCAGGATGACAGATGTGTCCCAATATGGGATGTTGACGCCAGTCGTCAGGCAACCTATTTGCAGCGTGTATTTTTTACGCCCGGTGGCCGCATCTTTCAGCGCTTTCCGTCTGGCTTTCTGCCCCATATCCTCGGTAACAATGGAATAACTGCCTTCTGGCAAGTATTTTGCAGCCTCCTTGCAATGTTTTTTACCGGCGCAGGTAATGAGCACACCGAGTCTGTCGCGCGTAAGTTCCATGACTTTGAGCATGATTTTTTGTGTCAACGTACCCTGCTTAAGGATTTCTTCCTGCATCTCCTTTAGCTGGCTATCAGTAAAGTCCTGTACGCCGTCAACGTCACTACTGGCAAACTCATGCAGATCATATTGCAAGTCCTCGATATCCTGCCCACCAAAGATGGTAGGAACAAGAAACCCAAGATCGACAAGGTATTTTGTGCTGATGTTGACGATTTCATGTTTCCAGTAAGCCCCTTTTATCGACTCAACGCCGCGAAATGGGCTGCCGGTATAGCCAATGACAATCACCTCATGCCCGTACTTGGATTTGCAGCGCCGGTTAAGTTCATTCATGATGACACCGTACTGCGTCTCTGGTTGCTCTGATATTATGTCCTGCCAGTTAACCTGGTGACATTCGTCGACAAGGATGTAGCGCGGGGAAAAGTCTGATAACAGTGATTTCGTCACGGTGCCATCATCTGCCGTCTTATCAAAAAGGCCATTTATTATTGTGCCCTCTGTCCCCGCGATAAGCGGATAGGCACACGCCTTACGCCCAAGTGAAGCGCTGAACAAAGAGTTTTTTACGCTAAAATTCCAAAGCTCCTCAGCATCCTGCTCAATAATTTCTCCTTGTCTCGCTATGACAAGCCCCTCCCAGCCCATATCCTGAAACCGACGGGCAATCATGGCTATCATGATGGTCTTACCGGCGCCAACTGAAGCGGTCACATAACTTGGCTTTGGCTGCTTACCAAACTTGCGGATAACCTCCGCTGTCTTTTCATATACCAGCCACTGATAGGGTCGCGGTTCAATTTCCCCGGTATGGATGCTGGCCCGCAGCTTATCCATATCCAGCTCAGCAATCATTGCATCAATTTTTTGCACTTCATCCACCTTTGTGTTGCTCAATCTACGTCACAATAGTAGACTGAATCTACGGCAATAATCAAGGTTAAATTATGCGATACGACTGGAAGGATATAGAGCCTTTAATGGTAGGAAACTGGCAGGCTGCCATCATGTCGATAGTTAATGTCGACATGAGAATTTTCAATGGTAAACATCAGCCATGTCCAAGTTGCGCTGGTAAGGACAGGTTTAGATTCGATGACCACTTAGACTACAAAGGTGACGGGGGAGCCATCTGCAACCAATGCGGAAACGGCAGCGGAATCACCTGGCTAATGAAGCTGTCAGGAATGACGTTTCCAGAGTCAATGGAGGCACTGGCCGGATTTCTTAACATGCACCCGCGCGAAAAACTTGAGGCGATTAGAAAGCAACTTCCGAAGGTCAACCATGCTTCTGACTACCTGACAGAGGAAGAAGTGGCGGCCATCATGGAAAAAGCGGGAAATGACACCATAACCGGCAAAACTGGTGAACTGGTGGCGATACCGCTCTATATGGCTGGAACCATGACGCCATGCAATGTGGCATTCATTGCTGACGATGAAAGCGTGTCATTTCTCGCGGGTTTCAGCCATGAGTACACTCGCGGAAGACTTACGCGCGGCGCAGTGACACCCATCGGCGATAATACGGAGTGGACATACCTTGTTGCGGATTACCTCGATTCCTGGCGAGCACACCGGCTTACCGGCGCACATGTCTGGTGTTGCTGGTCGCCGGAGAATATGTGGGAGGTTGTGCGTAATGTTAACGATGAACAGCGCACTAAACTGCGTTGCATCATTAATAATAATTTCGATGAGGTATGCGCAGCCGAGAATGCAGGTCTTCCGATACTGATTACTGATGATGGGCAGGATATCCGTTACAGCGGCGCCATCAGGAAAAGGCTGTATAAACCAGAAGAACTATTTGAAGCAATAAAAAACAAACCCTCCTGATGGAGGGTTTTTTGTTCAATACAAATCTTCGCTGAACAACTCATTATCAGGCCATGTTTTTATTCGTGCAATATTTAGCTGCCCTGCAATTCTTGCAATCTCAAGCGCCTCTTTTCTGTCCATAAATACACCGTGCTGATCAACGAATCCCTGAATCTCACTCTTCCTGTCGAGATGCTGCATATAGGGCTGCATGTTTTGCCGCATAACCGGGCAAAAGTGCCTTACACCAACAAAAACCATTGGGCTACCGCCAAGGTTGCAATTATATTTGTTTGCCGCGCATACAACGCGCCTCTTAAATTTTTCCATTATCTCCACCCTCTCTGCGCTGCCATATTCATGCCGATACCCTCAACAATCTGAGAGAATTTGATGCTCATTTTTGTCGACTCAAACTTGCTCGCGTCGTTAATCCAGTAACCGCAACCGACAGCATCAATAGCTCTTGACTCCATCAATGCCTGCATTACTGGCGTGATAAGTGTTTTTGCGCCGAAATTAAAATCCTCTCCATTGGTACGAGCAATAGCTTCTGCCAGTCCTTTTAGCGACTTTGTTTTAACTACGCGCTGAATAATGCTTGACTGAGGCATTGAATCATCGCGTGTTCTACCAGATAGCACGTTTTCAATGCGGTTTTTAATCTCGTTCCATCGCGCCATAGTACCAAGTTCCTCCTGGCTCTCATTCACTTTAAGCATGCTCATCACGTCAGTAAGGCTTTCGCATACAAAGCAAAAAGCCCACATCAGCATAGCTTCTGTAATGACTCCTTTATTGCCAGCTGAAAGAGCTGTTGCAACCTTTTCCACTTGCTCAAATGAACGTGATATTACAGCCCCTAGCGCAACATCATTCCGCAACTCCTCAAAACGATCATCAAGAGATTCGGCAAGTTGCTCAACCATTGTATCTTCGTACCTCGCCACGGTTGGTGCTGATTTCTCTATCTGTTTCATCTTCTCGATAAGCGATGGCGGCGTCTTGTGACCAAATCTTTTTGCTTTCCTTGCTCGGCCATCTTTTCCTTTGATGAATATCGCACGACCAATAAGGCCGGTACCAATGTTTTCAGAGCAGATGATGCTTGCCAGCTTTTCAGGCGTTGAGAAGCACATCATTGAAAATATAGGGTCTTCTATCCCGTTCTGGATGGGCCACAAAATCTCTCTTTCGAGTTGCATTTCACGGCGACGATACTCAGTCTCAACAATGCCTTTATCCTTAACTTCTGCTCGCAGTTTTTTTAACTCCTTCTCCAGCAACTCCTTCGCATTAATGGCATCAAGGTCAGAGAATTTTTTCAGGCGGTCTGAATAGATTGAAAGAATTTCAGAGCCAAGCTCTGCCATATAGGTGGCGCCATTCTTTTGTGACATCACGCCAAAAAGACCATGGCATTCATCAATAATAAATGTTGCCACGCCTTCATGGTTTATCAGTGTGCGCCCGATATCTTTTGATGATGCTATGCGGCCAAAAACGTGCTGACCTTTGTCGATATCGCGGGCGATCATCTTGAAATGACTTTGAGAACGGTCTTTACCACCGGCGGAATCAGCAATACAGATGGTCAGCAAGTTTCCTTTCATGCCGCTCGGGGTTTTAATTTTACCTTTGCTGGCAATGACAAGTTCATGCAGTGCTGCCACAGCGCGCAACCTTGGCTGTTCTCGCACTTCACCAGCGGCGATGTCTTCAGCTATCTCACCAGCAAGCCCTGGCGGCTTGGTGATGTCGTACCAGGAATCTTTTTTGATGTCTGCTGTAAGGTCGTAAATGGTCTTTATTGCCATCATGAGATCCTTCTGATGGTGAGGATTTCTTTATGGCTGTCAAAACGTGTGATGAACATCATGCCAGCATCCTTTGAAACTTTGGAAAGGTTCATCCTGAATCTTGCTATGTCCATGCCAACTATCTCGCTGGACGGCAAGAGCTTAACTTCATTTACATTAATGCCAGATACGTGATGGTAAACGTGAGCCAAATCGCTGCCAGGTCTGTACATAACTCCTCCTTATTTTTTGTGATTATAAAATATTAAATAAATTGGCGCAATACCTTACCTGCTTGTTCGCGTGTCACGATTTTGGTTGAAATGGATAAAGTTGGATAAGCGTTTGGATAAGTGTTTTTACATACTATGTATATGTATTTACTACTATTATTAGTAATAGATAGTAGTATTTATCCAATTCAACCCATTTTTTGCTTTGCGCAAATTTTAGCAAAAAAAATGCATCAAAAATTTTATACTTTTCTATCATGTTGAAGGGTTAAGTGATAAATGGTTGAGAACTACATAAGTTAATGAAATTACATGGCTATTTATGGTTAAACCCAAAAAAATCTTGGGTTAAATGGGTTGAGCGTGGTCTATAAATATCAACAACTTGCAAAATTGATAACTGTGAGTGATTACTAACTAAATTTTATTTTCACCACCATATTGACGTAGATTAAGCGCCATCGTATAGTTACCACACCAACAACAAAGAGGTGATGAAGAATGAAAAAAGGAGATGTGCTGAAGTGCGTTGACGCAAAGCAACACAAATACCTCACCAAGGGTAAATACTATGAAGTTATCGCAGGTGACGGTGATAACGGAAAATTTGGCCACATCCGCGGCGACATCGGTTTTGAAATCATAAGCGACGACGGTGAGGCAATCTTTCAATGTAGACTTGATGGCCTTCATGGATTATTTGAGGTGCAGAAATGACCAAAGCAATCTACACGCGCACTCAACTGGAGCCAGAAATGGGCGCAGTGAAAGCGCAAAACTTTATGATGGCGCAGGCTATGCACGCATACAGCAAAGGTAAGCGCGTCTGTCGAGTTTTTAGTGGTGAAGGTAAGCAGAGAGTGCTTGAACAGGTTATCGTGTCATCTGGTGGAAACTAAACCGGTTTAGCAACGATGAATAAATTACTGGCAGTGGTTTTACTGGTTATCGCTAACGCAGCAAGCGCTGAGACTATGTGGGTCACGAAGTATGCACTGACCCGTGGCATTCAGAAGTACGAAAGCGCACAGCTATTTGCCGATGGTCAGGTTGCTGTAGTTGGCGATGTTTACTTTAAACGTGGTGAATACTGGCTTGATGAGCAACAGGCAAAAGAGCATGCAGAGACTTTGCGGCAACGCCGTGTATCTGCACTGATGCGTGAGCTTGAGCGCTTGCAGGCAGTTAAGTGAGGATTTATGGATATCGAAATCAACGAAGTTCAGGAAATTATTAAAAATCTTGAGAGCGGTGGTGAGCTCTCAATCAAAGAGGAAAAATACCTCAATGCTGCAAAGCTGTGCGTGCAACTGGCTGCGGAGAATGTATCCATTCGTGAACAGTCTGAGGAAGTTTACGAAGCAGGTTACAACCACGGACACTTGAACACTGTTGACGGTATCGCATACGCAGGTTGCGTAAAAGACGACTTCTACAGCTTGGCTATCCAGGTAATGGCTGAAGTCGAAACCCCCGCCACCGATCGCATCGTAGCCGGGATTAAGGCTGATGGGGTGGAGGAGTTCGCAGCATACCAGCGCACCATTACAGAGGAATGGGCCTGTAAGGAAGGGCATTCATCCTTGCTGAAGGTAGCCGAAAGCGCTGAGCTTTTTGCCAAGCAGCTGCGCGAGGGGGTCGACAAATGAGTATTCGAGCTAAGTACGGATTCGGGCCTGTGACTGTTGAGGTTAATTGGCTAGATAAGCGCCCTAATTGCAACAACAGAACAGTTAGGGTCACCGGTTGGTCTACCACTCCAGAAGCTCTATGGGCTGGCGATAAAGCTGAGTGCTCAAAATGCGGGCATAAAGGCGAGATTGATGCCGATGGTGACAATGCTTGGGTGGAATGGGATAGCGTAAAGGAGGCCAGCCATGACTGATATCACCGAACTGGCGCAGAGCCTGAAAGCGGCAGCAGAGAAGTGGCAAGAGGCATGGGGTAAATATGACAAAGTCGAAATCACTATTGCCGAGTTTATACGTGCCGCCAATCAATACGAAAGCATAGTGAAAGACCCTGCCAACATCCTCGCGCTGGTAGAGGCGCTGGAGAAGGCGCAGCAGCGGATTGTTGAGCTGGAGTATCGAACCGTAACAGTGAAGCAAGGTGAGGTTCTGGTTACTGTGGCCGGTTTTACTGGCTGTGGTAAGAGCGCGATTGCTGGCGAAATTGAGATTGCCATGAAGGCTATCGGATTACCTGTTACCTGGGCTAATGGTGATTCAGAAAAACGGATGACTGGTGCTGACTGGCTTACCGCCATCGAGATGTATAAGCCCACCGTGCGCATTGTTGAGGTAAATATTCCTCGCGCCTGTGGCATCAAGGTGGAGGCTGAGTGATGGGCATGACTGAAGGATTCTGCGCGGACCTCTACTGCGACTGTGATGGTTGTCAGTCAGGGAAAATCTATCCGCAGGGGCAGGCTGATTTTATTGGCCGGAATATGACCGACATTTCTCAGCAGGCGCGCAAAGCTGGCTGGCGCATCAGCAAAGACCGCCAGCGCTGCTATGCGCCGGGACACAAAATTTCACGGGGAGCCAACCAATGACCAGCAAATTAACCAGAGAGCGAGTTGTCGCTCTCATCGCAGAGCACTCTTACGATAGCGCGTTAGTTGATGCTCTTGAACATCTGCTGGCCGCAATGGACAGCGAGCCGGTGGCGTACATGTATCGGCAGGTTCAGGAACTGCGGAATCGATTTGGAACATGTGATGAATGGGAGATCAATTGCCGTTTTGTTGAATCTGATTTTCCAGCAGTAGAAATCCCTGAGTCTGAAGATTATGAGTTTTTACCGCTCTATCGCCACGAGCAGCCAGCACCGGTAGTGCCGGAGGAAATGACAGCAATTGTTAAGGATGAGGCCGAATACGTAGAAGTCCGGAACGCCTGCCGCGCCGCCATGCTCCAGGCTTCTCCTGTTTGCGCATGCCCCAGCGGCGACGGTTCGCTGCGCTGGCCTTTTCCGGCGCATCCTGGCAACTCTCCGGCAATTCAGGATGGTTACGTGATGGTTCCGAAGGAGCCTACGGAGGAAATGCTACAGGCTTCCTATCGTGAAGCGGCTGTGTATAGCCCCACGGCTTATCGAGCGATGATTGCAGCCGCCCAGCAGGAGCTTAAAAAATGAAACCATACATCATCCTCCGCCTAATCGCCGCAGCATTAGCCGTATTCTGGATTGCTGTTGCACTGGCAGCCTACTTTATCTTGAGGTGATTTATGCTGTGGAGCGACATTCAGGCGGCGTGTGAAGAGGCTGACTTTCTTTATGATGAGACCGGGAAGCATCATGCCGTCATTCAGGTTGGTAGCATGATGATGGTGGTTGAACATAACAGCATGCTTCGGCATATGTACTCAACTACGAGGTATCAGTGATGCCGCAAAAATCAAAGCAGGAGGTGTGGCATTACGCGCAGCTCGAAGAAGTTGACCGCTTCATAGCAGCAATCGCAAAAGCCTTCCCTGATGCTATTGAGGTGGTTCACGTTCAAAGCAATAACTGTAATGTTTGGTGTTATGCGAAAACTGATGTACAATCATCTCATCAATCATCACCCACCACCCTTTAACCCGCTTCGGCGGGTTCTTTTTTATCTACGCCATGTGGTAAGATATATCCTATGTGAGTTACTCAAAGGACACATATAAAATGGCAAATCCGAACCCTAAGCACAAATTTTCATCCAGCAATCAGCCGCCACCAAGAGGAAAAAGCTACAGAACAGTGCTTCTTGAAGCATTACGTGCTGCAAATACGCCGATGAATGAGATTGAGTTCGTCACGTACTACATCAACAAGGCGATGACATGCGAAGACGCTCAGGCTACGGGCATGCTGCGTGAGATATTCCTGAGACTGAACCCAATTCCAAAGCCTGTAGCCCCCCCTGTTGAGTTTGACTTTCCTGCTGACGGCACACCTGTACAGAAGATGGATGCGATTATCAAGGGCGTCTCTACTGGAGTTGTTCCGGCCGACATTGGCAAGATGATGGCAGACATTCTGAAGGCCGGGCTTGATATCGAAGAGGTAACAGAGCTTGCGGCACGCCTTGAGCGACTGGAGAAGCTACTGGAGAAGCAGAATGGATGATGAGGAAAATAATTACAAATCAAAATGTGATGAGATACTGTTACCGCGCAACAGCAGTAATCGCGGCGTTACTTTTGATAAAGCAATGACGGATGAAGAAGTGATGGACATTTTGCAGGGGCTAATAAATGGCTCGTAAACGCCTCTCTGCACTTGCAATCGAAAAGCTGGAAGCTCAGGTGGATGATGCACTTACCGATGTGGCAGAGTCTGCCATCTTCGGTATCTGCGGCATGCAGAAGAACGTCATCAAGCGCCTCAGAATGACCGCCAATGGCGTGGAGGATGTAACCCATGCAACCACGCAGGTAGACCATTTAATCCCCGCAAAACTCGAAAGGCTGCTTTATCCGAAGCGTAATAAGGTTGTCTTTGGTGGTCGTGCATCAACAAAGACCCGTACCGTGGCAACCATACTCACCGAGTCCGCGAGATTCAGGCCGGAGCGTATTGGCTGCTTCCGCGAAATTCAGCAGTCTATCGAGGACTCCAGCTATCAGGAGCTGGTAGATGAAATCGACCGCAAAGGTGAATCATCGGAATATCGCTGCATCGACGGCAAGATAACCCACAAGCGAACGAAATCAAAATTCAGGTTCCGCGGCCTTTACCGTAACATCACCGGCGTCAAGGGCTTTGCCGGGATATCGAAAGCGTGGGTAGAGGAGGCTGAAAACGTCAGTCAGGCGTCATGGGATATCCTTGAACCAACCATCCGCGCAGAAGGTTCTGAGATATGGGTGACATTCAACCCCAACAAAGAAACCGATGCCACATGGACTCAGTGGGTGGCGCCTTATTACGACAAGATGGTTGATGGCATCTATGAGGATGATGATACATTAATCATTGAGTGTAATTATCGCGACAACCCGTGGTTTTATGACACCCCGCTCCCGGCGTCCATGGAGAAAATGAAGGCAGTCGACTTCGACCGCTACCTCTGGATTTGGGAAGGTAAATTCAACAAACGCAGCGATGAGCAGGTCTTCGGCGGGAAATGGCGTACTGCATCGTTTGAGGTTAAACCTGAATGGCATGGCCCCTATCATGGCATGGACTTCGGTTTCTCTGGCGACCCTGCTGCGATGGTCGAGGTATGGGTGGAAAACCTACCCGGAGACCGGCGCAACGTTTATATTAATCGTGAGTATGGCAAGGTTCATCTTGAGATTACCGACCACCCGGCAGCAATGGACCAGGCATTTCCGATGGCGCGTAAGGCTCGATGGTATGCCGACTCCTCAAGGCCGGAAACCATCAGTCACATCAAGCGCGCTGGCTTTGATATTCATCCATGCAATAAGTGGCCTGGCAGCGTTGAGGATGGCGTGACATGGCTCAGGGGTTGCGACAACATCATCATTCACGACCGCTGCACGGAAATGAAAAACGAGGCTGCGATGTACAGCCACAAAGTCGACAAGAACACCGGCCTTGTGCTCACTGAAATCATTGATAAATACAACCACTATTGGGATGCTGTGCGCTATGCGCTGAATGACTACATTGTGCAGCGTGGTTCAGGATGGATTAGAAGGAGCAGGAGATAAGATAAGACCCCAGCAGGGGTCTATTTGTAAATCCAGCAATGAATCCCAGCATTGCGCATGGCGGCATAAATCACATCATCAGACACGACCGCCATTGCCACCCTGTCAGCGTCAATCTGCTGGTGCGAAGCCATGATGTCGTCATAGAAAACATCGTTAGCATGCAGCCACTCATACGCATGCTTTGCCCTCATGATAAGCACATCATGCCCGGCAGAGTAGAGCGACTTAGCCAGCGCAACGTTGCCAGCAATAGCATTTCCTTCCGCGTCGCGCAGCACACCATCAAGCTCGAAAATGACACATTTCATAAGATTTCTCCGAGAGGTTTCATTTTAATCTACGCCATGCTAGAATCTACGTCAAGGCGCATTGACATAACTACATCACCAGGGGCATCATGAAGGCATACCCATCTTTTTCGTGGGAGCAGAAGGAAAAAATATACTCACTAGCAAGAGCTGGTGTATCTGATGAAGCACTGTGTGAAAGGTACGATGTGGATGAGGCTATCCTGCTGCGCATGTATGATGAAGTGCTGTGTGAGTTGCAGCGGAGACGTGGTTATAGTGGCCTGAAGACGATTAACGATTTCTTTCGGAATGTTGAGTTAAATAACGATGAGGGCGGTGATTTATGAATGGTATCGTATTTATGATTGAGGTGATGAAATGACAACAATTGCTTGGGATGGGATTACGATTGCTCACGATAGCCAGGCCACTGCCGGGAGCCTTATTATGGCTAACCAGCAGAAGTCTTTTGTGCTTGTTGATGCCGATGATAGGTTTTTTATTTGCGGAGAGCTGGCTGTATTGATTGTTGGTAGTGGTGCTGCTGGTGATGAGCGATACGCGAAGCAGTTCATGCGGCGGAACGTTGATGACATCATGTAGATGCCAGAAGAGCTGGACTTTACTCAATGGGTATTCACGGATAAAGGTAACTGTTTTGCCATCCAGAAGATTCCTGACAATAAATATCCGGCGGTTTACGTAGTCACCCCCCCCCGCTTGCCGCTGGTTGTGGGCGCGACTTCGCTATGACCGCAATGTATTTGGGGCAGACGGCTGAGCAGGCGGTAATTACCGCTTCAGTTCTGGATGCCTTCACTGACTCGAATGTTAAAACTTATCAATTCAAGCACGGCGAGGGGATGAAATGATTATTGAAGAGACTCATGAGTGCAACGCGATAGCGGTAAAAGCGGACAGAAACGCAGATTTGAAACAGTTTGGGGAATGGATTCAAATCGACAAAAAACAAGCCGCGCAACTCATTGAGGTGCTGCAAAAGTGGCTTGATGGCGAGGAGATTGAGTGATGAGCGAATACCTCTGGTGGTGCGGGCTGGTTGCCAATATCGCTGTGGCGATGTTTGCCCTGCTTGTTGTTTGGGTGTGGTTTATCTTGCCTTTCGTTGAGGCGCTAAGTATTACGCGGTGCCTTATCCACGTGTCAAAAGCATACGGTGGCAAGCCAAGCGCAAAGGATATTCTTCTAACTTTTAAGCAACATTATTGTGACTTTCTGTTTGGTAGGAGCTGCACGCGAATTTACAACGGCCAGTTTGAATGGGAAGGGTTTGGAAAGTGGCACGTTTATAATAACGAGGATGGTGACAAATGAGCATTTACTTTATTCATGCGGAAGCTATTAAGCTCGGCGGGGCTTTTGTTGAAAAGATTTCACACTTGATTGAGGCGGATAGCGCCGCAGTTGCCAGTAGTGCTTTTCTTGCTAGCGACGCAGTTATCAGGGCTAAGGAGCGCTCCCTGCGTGTAGTGATCGACAAATTCGAAAGGGTGGAATGATGAAGGCTGCCAAAACAATCCTGTTCTGCATCATCAATCCACATCTGATTGTGATGCTGGTATTCGCTGCCATGCTTATTGGCGCAAGAAAGTCGCTTTATTATCTTTCCGATAAGCTGGATGATGCGGCACGTTACGTGCAGAATATTGACTATAAACTCGGTGCGAAATCATACCCCGCATGGTTCAGGTCGCTTGTTGATGATGAGGTGAAGTGATGGATATCATTCTTTTTCTTTTGTTAATGGCTTTGGCATTCTGTTTCTACATGCTCATCAGAAATGAAATGGTTTATAAAACAAGACGTGATTTTATCGAGTTCTTCTATCACTGCGACCCCAATGGGTATGATTCCGGGAACGAATTTCATGAATGCGTGCCATCATATAATGAGATGTGGCTTAAATTCTGGGTCTTCCCGCTAAGTAGCTTCTACCCCGCATACCATAATCGCAACAAGTAGTCATGCTATAATCCCATCCATGCGATGGGATTTTTTATGGTGACGAAATGTCAAAGTTAGAGGCGGTAAACGCCTATATTCAGCAGCGAGTGGCGAACAATAACAGACTCATCGAGCGGCAGCGCCGGGAGTTTAGCGGTGTAAACATAGACCAAAAGCATACCAGACTGTATGTCGAATGTGGCTACCCTGAAGAAATCACCGCCGAGATGTTCCGCTATGCCTATGAGCGCTACGCACCGGCAACGGCTGGCGTCAATCGCGTACTAGATAAGTGCTGGCAGACTCCGCCGCAAATCCTTCAGGAAGGCGCCGATGATAAAGCGAGCACCCCGTGGGAGAAAGCAGTCAATAAGCTGTTCAAGCGCGCTGCTCCGTTCATCAAGGATGCAGACCGCCGCAATCTCATTAACCGCTATTCCGGTCTTATCCTGCAAATCCGTGATGGAAAGCAGTGGAATGAGCCGGTAGATACCACGAAAACAAAACGCATCAAAGATGCTGCTATTGTCCGCTACATTCCGGCGTGGGAAGAGCAGCTTCGTGTTAGCGAATGGGAAAATGACGAAGCCAGCGAGGACTATGGTCAACCGAAGATGTACGAATATCAGGAGTCGGTAGTCGGCGCCTGCAACAGCGACGGCAAACCAACGCGCTCACTGAGCATTCATCCCGATCGCATTATCGTATTTGCCGAGGGTGCGATGGATGGCTCCATTTACTCTGGTGTCCCACTTCTTCGTGCCGGGTACAACCACCTCATCGACATGGCGAAAGTCACCGGCTCAAGCGCTGAGGGCTTCCTGAAGAATGCAAGCAGACAGCTCAACGTTAATTATAATAAAGACAACGTTTCCGCGCAGTCTCTGGCGCAGCAAATGGGCGTGCCTCTGGAGGAGCTGGCAGATGTGCTCAATGAGGATGTGGCGCGCCTGAATGAGGCCATTGACGCGGCGATGTTCACGATGGGCGCAGATGTCAAAGTGCTCTCAGTGACGCCAGCAGACCCAGGGCCAACATGGACTATTGCAGCCAACCAGTTTGCGGCGTCCATCAAAAAGCCATTCACCATCCTGTTTGGTCAGCAGACTGGCCGCCTTGCATCCGATGAGGATAAAACCGACGACGCTATGAGCGCCAAACAGCGCCGTGAGGACTGGCTAGATTACATCATCTCGGTGTTTATCGACCGGATGATTTCCTTCGGCATTCTGGATAAGGCGCCAGAGAGCGGTTATTACTGCAAATGGGATGACCTGCTTGCACCTTCCGAGCTGAACAAGGCCGAGCTGCTGGTTAAACTTGCCGCTGCAAACAAATCTGTATTCGACGCAGGCCAGATGGCCCTGATGACCGCCGATGAGATGCGCGGCATTGTTGGCATGGAGCCTCTGGAAGAGCAGATTCCTGAAGGATTGCAGGAAGGTCAGCAGCAAGGACAGCAATCGCAGCAAGACCAACAGCAGGGCCAGACCGATGCGCCTCCTCAAAATTAATGCCCGGCTTCCGCAACCAAAATTAAGCATGAGCCCGACAGACCCACTCGGCGCAGTGGGTCGCGTCAATAAGATGGTGCGCGATGTTGATGCCAGATATGTGACGTTAAAATCGCAGGTTTCCGAGTTGTTCCGCACGATTCCTGTGGCGACCGGCAATGCTGAGGCTGGAAATTATTATTATGATTTCTCCGCCTACCGCGCATCGACATTCTTTGATGAACTTCAGCGCATCCTTGATGGTCAGCTGCTGGAAGGCGATGATTTCACGCATGGAAGGTTGTGGGCATCATCCTATGTCAGCGATGCCATGTATGCCGGTACGCAGAAGGCAAACTCGGACCTTGGCGGCCTGTCGTCGGCATACAAAGACAGCAGGCCGATTGCTGAAATACTGTACTCTCAGCCGTATCTCGACAGGCTTCAGCTTGCGTATACGCGCACGTATAACGATTGGGGAGGACTCTCTGATTACACAAGGCAGCAGGTGGCGGAAGTCATCACTGCTGGTATTGCAAATGGCGACGCTCCGGGAGTGGTTGAGCAAAACATCGTTAATCGAATGGATGTATCAAGAAGCTACGCGCGCTCCATTGCTCAGACTGAAATAACAAACACCCTGCGCGAGGCTAACAGGCGCGAAGTGAAAGAGGCGCAAGTCACGCTGGGCATGGACACCATCATGCTCTGGCAGTCGGCGCTGATGAAGACCACCCGCGTCACTCATGCTGCGCGTCACGGGAAATATTACACGCCTGAAGAGATTGATGATTTCTACAGCGAAGGCGCAAACCGCAGGAATTGTCACTGCGCTCAGATACCTGCATTAGTGATGGATGGCAAGCCTGTGATACTTGAAAAAACGCAGGAAAGGCTCGATAAGCAGCGCGAAGCATGGCAGGACACGCACAAGAAAGCCGCATGATGGCGGCTTAATTTTATCTAAGCATCATATTGTTTTAATCATCCAGTTTAACACCGGGAATTTTACCGGCCGCGATGGCGTCGTAGACGTCAAACCAGCAAGAGCCATAGCCTGCCTTCTCATCAACTTTTCCATTACCTCCGCCTGCATCGCATAACGCCTGTACAGCCTCATAGCGCTTCCGATCGGCTTCTGAGCGGATGGGGCGGAATTTTAGCGCATCACCATATGATGAAAACTGCACGTACTGCACCCCTTCAACGGTATCACACAGCATAACGACCCCTTGGGTGCCAACTATGTAATCAATCTTGCACTTCCACCATGTTTTTCCGCCGTTAAGCGAGTATTCACACTCACAACCAACCGGCGGTAATCCTTCGCCATTCCAAACCGGCGCAGCATCCTGGCCGATGCACTCGTTAAGGTCGGCTTCGTCATCAGCCTTGTGCTGCTCTGCTTCCTGCGGCTGGTGCAGGCGGTAGGCGATGATGCTGGAGCTTTGCCAGGCGTGCTCCCATGAATATTCACCGGCCGAGTATCCTGATTGCACTTGCCCATCATTAAATTTGACATCCACAATTGTGCTTGTGCTAACCGGAGGGTAATTCCCACCACCCCACTCAATCCAGCCTTCATTTTTGGCGGCCAGCGCGGCTTCGTACTGTTGGCGGGTGATGATGGCGGTGTCCCAATCGTCAGCAACGACGTCATATTTTTTTATTTTTGCGTCTGCGTGACCTGTTCCATTATTTGCTAACCATATGTTTTTTTTAAGATAAGGCGCTTTATGGTATCCAAATGCTACCCCTTTGTATATGCTGCTCCCATTATCCTGTGTAATGCACTCCACCCCATCAGGCCATTGCCAGCCATTCAGACCATCCTCAACCAGCATATCAATCAGTTTCATTTCTTCTCTCCGTTATAAATGCTTTTCAGCTCACCCATCACATTCAGCCATGCTGCATGCTCACCCATACCGCGCATCACCAGCTTAACGTAGCGATTGCGGGCCTTAAACATCAGGCGCGGGCACATTATTTGTTGCCGAAAGTTGAGATGCAGACGTCGCGCGCAATGACAAACATTTCTTTCGGAGTTTTATTTGTCATCTGGTATGCGGACTCAACGGTTGTTTTGTTGATTTCATTGGCCTCACGGCTTGCCTTGCTGCTCACTGATACCGCCAGCGCAATCTGCTTCGGTGCGCCTGCGTCACGTGCTTCTGCTGCTGTCTGACCGAGCTTGCCCATTGCATCGCAAAGTTCACCAGCCGATGCACCAAATGAAGCCATTGCGAATACTGCCACTACGATAAATTTTTTCATCTTGAATCCCCTGTGTTTGTGTAACTACATCATCGCCTACGATTCAATCTACGTCAATAGGATTATGATAAAATAATCTGCATCGGAGGTAATCATGGAATTTTCTCATTTAGGCAGAAAGGAATTTATGATTGATGAGGTTGTTGATATCTCATTGATTGTTAAATCACACACAACTCAAAACCAGTTTGATGCACTATCAAGCCTTGCAACTTCAATTGGTATTGATGCGTTCAGTAAGTCTGCGCTCCTCAAAAAGCACAATGCCGGATGCTTCCAGTGCGCGCAGGGTCAGTTTATGGCTTGGTGCCTTAATAATGGCGACAGGCAGCGAAGAAAGCGCGAAAGAGAGGTTTATTATTATGGCTATAAGTAAGAACATGAAGGCGTTCCTGGATACTCTTGCTTTTAGTGAGGGTACTGACAACGGACGGCAGCCAACAAAAAATCGCGGTTACGATGTGATTGTTGGTGGCTCGTTGTTCACTGACTATTCCGACCACCCACGGAAGCTGGTCAACCTCCCCAAATTGGGCATCAAATCCACCGGCGCCGGGCGCTATCAAATTCTGTCTAAGTTTTACGATGCCTACAAAAAACAATTAAGACTCCCTGATTTCTCTCCTGCCTCTCAGGATGCTATCGCAATTCAGTTAATCCGCGAATGCAAGGCTGTTGATGATGTTGAGGCTGGCCGCATTGAGTCTGCAATCACAAAATGCCGCTCTCGCTGGGCATCCTTACCCGGGGCTGGTTATGGTCAGCATGAGCACAAAATGGATAAACTAATTGCTGTCTACAAGGCAGTTGGCGGTTCTGTATCATGAAACGCCTCAGTAACTGGCTTATCGGCATTTGGGCGTCATTCTGCTCGCTGATTCAGCTCTGGCCTGACGCCATGGTTCATGTGTGGGCTTTCATGCCTGAAGACCTCAAGTCTGCCATTCCGCCGATTGCGGTCAAGGCGATCAGCTACAGCATCCTTCTTGCCTCGCTGTTTGGGAAAATGCACGGCATGAAGAAAGAGATTAAGGCGCTGAAAAATGATTCTGCAAATCCTCAAGGCTAACTGGAAAGTTGTTGCGGCCATTATCGGCGTAGCTCTTCTGGCGCTGATTACCTACGGAAAGTGGGTCAATTACGGAACGGAGAAGTATAACTCTGGATATCTGGCAGCCGTAGAGGCGCAGAAGGTCAAAGACAAAGAGGCAAGCGAACAACATGAGCAAGACAAAAAGACCATCGAGCTGGAAGCGCAGAGTCGCATTGATGCCGCGCGTGCTGATGCTTCCGCTGCTGCTGTTAAGTCTGGCAGGTTGCAGCAACAGCTCACCACAATCAGAAAGCAGCTCGTCGATTATTCCCGCGCTGAGTCCATTGGCAATCCAGCCTCAAACACCGGAGTTTTGCTTGCCGACGTGCTCAGCAAATCTGTCGAAAGAAACAGACAACTGGCAGAATATGCTGACTCAGCAAGAGAAGCAGGATTGACATGTCAGGCTCAGTACAACTCTCTGAGGTCAGTTAATGCTAAATAAAGATAGGCGCGAGGAGTATGACAGGCTGGCGGCCAATGTGGCGCTAGGCAGGGCTGGTTATCAACCAGCACGCAAAAGCCGGTATAGCAAGTCAGCAAAAGATGAATATGGCCCTGCGCCTCAATTCCTGTAGCAATAAAAAAAGCCCCGTAAAGGGGCTTTGTTGTCAGCCAATAACCATCCAGTCGCTTGCAATCATATCGGTTTGGCTTGCCAGCCATGGCACCAGTTTCCCATCAGCCGTTTTCATGCAGATAAAAGGTAGCGTATTAAGCCCGTCAACCCCATCAATATCGCACTCAAAGTCCCACGCCCCTCCTGCTATCATGAACAGGAACATACCCTTTCCATTCCACCCGTTTCTTGCGACCTTGCATCCAATCCCCATCTCCTCCAAGGCCTCACCAAAGCTTAAAGACATTTTTACACCTCACTCGTATAGTGGTTTCATTTCATAGCCAAACATAACTGCATTCTGATGCTCAACACTACCAGCAAATGCAAGATAGCGGCACCCACGATTGCTGGTGATGATGTAGGCTGCTGGCTCGGAAAGCCTTGGGACATGATAATCTCGCCTGGCAGGTTCGTGTAACTCTACCATGTCAATTTCAATGCGCGGCACGGGGTCTTGTATTGGCATCACTTCACTTCCCCATTCAGTTCATTAACAATTAATGTTGCATAGCCAGCAATGTCTTTCCAGCTATCGTCGTATGTCGGGTCGCCATTCAGGATGCGGCCGATTTTATGCTGAATCATGTCGAGCGATTCCTTCTGGCTCGCCGTCAGGTTGTTCCAGCCGTCAACGTCGCGCATGGTGTCTTTCAGTGACTGCATGATTTCTGCGCCGTCTTTGAATTTTCCGTAGCGTCTGCCGCGCTCGGTAATGAGGGCTTCTGTCTCATCCCTGCCGCAAAGAGTGGCATAATGCTCCTTACCATCCATTATCAAATCTCCGCATTTGATGCGCTCGTGCCCGCCACTGGCGTTAACTTCACTTCCTTCATGGCACTTGTGTTTCATCACTCACCTCTCAACGTAACTTTGTTTTTCTCATCCACGCTGAAGTGTTCGCGCACAAACGCATACATTTCTTCAGCGCTCCATTCCCGCATTGCTACATAGCAGTGCGCGTAATATCTGACATCTCGCAGGCTTAACGGCTGGCGCTTAGCGATAATCTCAGTCAATACTTCCAGTGGTTCTTTGCGTTGTCTCGCCATTGTCGCTCTCCTGTGAAAATCATCTTGACGAATCTACGTCAATTAGTCAATACTCTGTGTTGTAGATTGTACCATAATGATAAAAGGTGGTGTGGAATGAAAAAGTGGCAGGAGGTGACAGAGATTCATAAGCGCGATTGCCGGGAGACTCTGCAAATGCTTAATGTGCCAGAGTCAATCATTAAATCTATCGAGCAGCGCATTGACCTGGCTGCTATGGAGGCTGCCCATGAAGCCGAGGAAGCGCAAATGTTGTCATGGATGGACAGAACTCTACCGGGCGTTTTACATCGTGGTAAAAGTACCGATTGAAGATGATGACGGGTATCTGCACAACCATAGTCAGGTGCTCAAATATTATGGCGTTCACTACAAAGTGCTGATGGAGAGAAAAAATGACTACTGATCAGGTGTACGAAAAAGAATTGCTGAACAAGATGGAAGAACTCGAACGCACTCGCGCGTGGGTTAAAAGCGAATTGCGCGAGGTCCGCAACCGCATGCAACGGCAGGTTAACCGCGAAATTATTGAGTGGCGCGAAGGGCGCCCGCATTTCAGCAATATTGGTGAATGGGTGGCGAAATGAGCAAGGCCAGCACGCTGCATGAATTAATCATGGCTGATATCAGGGAAAACAACGCAAGGGCCAGATGGCAGCGAAACCAGCCTGACCGCCGAACATTGAAGCAGAAGCTGCATCCAAAGCGCAGGCGCCCAAACAGAAAGCGAGATTATCGCAGGGATAAGGTGTTGCTTAAACTATGTGATATTCAGATGAAATTTATGATTAAGGAGGTGATGAATGAAACCAATGATGAATGATGACGGGCTGCTGGAGTGTGCTCACTGCGGCTCAATGGATATAAGTATTGGCACTGATAATGATGGGTGGCGATACATTGAATGCGGCGAATGTGAAATTCGAACGGCGGAATATAGAAATGACGAACTGATGCGCAACAGATGGAATACAAGGGGTGGCCACCTCTACACCGCTGACGACTACAAACAGGATGCAATGGAGCGCAAGTATGGACTTTAAGACCCAACTTATCAGCATTATTGAGAGGCATCCCGGCGCAACAAACGCAATGCTTCGAAAGCAGACTGGAGTCGATGACCGTGTAAGAATACATCTCTTCCTGGTAGAGATGGAAAAAATGGGGTTTATTATCAAAGAGGAGGGGATAAGTGATGGTCGGCGCTGCTTTAAGTATTTCCTCAATCCCGATAATACTGCGCTTGACTTGGCAATTCAGACGTATCTTGAGGCGAATCCGGGACGCAAGAGTAAGCAGATAGCGGAGGCTGTCGGCGTAAACTACACCATCCTCAAGGCACGCATGCGCTATCTGGCAAGTATTGGTCAGGTTGACCGTGAAATGCTTCCCGGCGGAGCGTGGAAATATTACTGGCAGGAGATCATCCCGTTTGGCATGAGCCGTGACAGGATGATGTTTGAAAAACTGCTTGCCGGGGCACGTCAGTCATGTGGGCGGTAAAGCATAAATCAGGAACCGTGCTGTTTGTCACTAACTGTGAGCGCACGGCCAATAATCGCAGAGAGATGGGGTGGATAGTGGAAGAAGTAAAGATGACAAGCAGAGAGCAGTTTGAGCAGAAAATTCAGCACGAATACGGGGATGATTATCTGGCAGTTAATGATGATGGTGATTACATTAACTGGATAACTTCTGATTTATGGGAATATTGGGCTGCATCGCGCGAAGCTATTGGATTTGATATAGAGCATCCCGTATGCTGGCGCACTTACTACCCAGATACTGAGGATGAGGTATTTAGAGCTCACTCACAAAGTAACGAATCATGTGCAAAACGTATTGCGTCAGAAATAGGTGGCTATGTTATTCCAGTCTATCACGGCAAACCAGTGCATGTTGAGGTAAAAAAATGAAACTACAGCTTAACGAAATCATGGAAGCAACAATCAGCGAGCTGGATGACATTGATATGACGCTTGCCTTTGAGATTGAGGCTATCGAGCGCCAGCTCGCTGGTAATCATGATGCGGGCAGAGTATGGAAGGAGAAGGCCATGAAGGCAAAAGGACATATGCAGCGCACCCGCGCGCTGGTTCGCACTCGCCTTGATAAGCTCTACTACGGCGAAGAAAGAATGTTGCATGGCGCCATTCTGGCTGAAATCCGAAAAACGATGCCTGTCGGGAAATTCATGGATGCCGTAAACCGCGCAAAAGTTAACTGCGGAATGTTAAATAAGAATAGTCCTCAATAAATTCTCTTCCGTGGCTGTTACCTTGCACTCAGGAGGTAGCAGCCATGCCAATCATACTGATATCATTCTTTGCTACTCTTTTCGCTTTTACCGCATCTCCGCTTTACCTTCTCGCGTCCGTTTCGTGGTGCATATTCATGGTGTGTTATAATCCGGGCATAAAGTAAGCGCGGAGAAAGGTCATGATTGTCAAAATTGGCGACAAATGGGTCGTTAAATCTAAGGATGGCTCGCACCAGTTTGGCGAGTACGACACCGAAGAGGCGGCGAAAAAGCGCCTTGCTGAGGTGGAGGCATTCAAGCACATGAACAATAAATTACAGGTTAACATCCTGTATACCATCAATTCGGCCAGCAACATCAGTGAAAAAATCATTGATGGCGACCCGCATTATGTCATCAAGAATGTTGTGCCGGTGGTAGATGACATTGTCATGAATGGCGGCCTGTACCCTGGCGATGAGATTAAAAAATCATTCCATGGTCTGGATGGAAAACCGGCGCCATATGACCACCCGAAGATTGATGGAAAATACGTATCGGCCAATATGACGCGAGCCGCCAATCAGTTCAGTGTTGGCGCATGGATTGAGAACTCATCCCATGACGGCAGTAAGGCGCTGGTAGACCTTTATATTAACAAGGTGGTGGCTGAGCGCTCTGATAAGGGCCGGGAATTGCTGTCGAGAATTGATAGCCTCAAAGTTAACAGCGCCGATGCTGAACCTGTGCAAGTGTCCACGGGCCTGCTGCTCAACCGCGAGCAGGCATCAGGAACCTCCAAGGGTAAAAAATATTCCTGGATTGCCCGGAATATGGAGTGGGATCACCTTGCAATTCTTCCGCCGGGTATTCCTGGTGCTGGCGGCCCTGCTGATGGTGTCGGTATCTTTGCTGCTAACGGCGAAGACATTGAGCGTGTTGTAGTTAACCTTGAGGAATCGGCAATGCCAGACGAAAGTGCAAACAAAATCAAATGGTGGCGGCGTGCCATTAATCGCCTGACTGGCAATCAACTGTCATTCACCGATATTACCGCACAGCTCCACAATATCATCAAGGCCGAGATGCCAGACGACTCATGGCCCTATATCGTCGCTGTTTATGATAATTACTTCGGCGTTGAGATTGACGGCACCATTTATATGCAGTCCTACATCGTCCGCGAGGATATGGTAGAATTAGTCGGTGAACGGGTTAAGGCTGTTTATAAGACAGAGCTTGAACCGGTAAAAACAACTCAAGGGGAAATCTCAATGACCAACGAGGAATTACAGGCTGTATTAGCCGATGCCCTCAAACCGGTTCAGGAATCGTTGACCGCAGTCAACCAGAAACTGGCCGATGTGGAGGCGCAAAACAAAACCCTGCGCGACCAGCTGCAAGCCAATGCCGCACAGGAAGAAACCGCAATGCGCGCCGCCATCATGGCTGAGCTGAAGTTGCCGGAATCTGCTGTTAATGCGCTGACTGGCGAAGCACTGCGTGAAACCTATGCGCTCACCAGTAAAGCGGCTCCGATTTCCGGCGGGTTCCAGCCGAACCGTGCCGAAGAAGATTTTGATATGGAGGCACCTGAATAATGGCTACTATCCGTTATGGCACCATCATCGGCGGCCCGGCCCGCAAAAATGACCCGCAGTTGCGCGAAGGTCTGATGAACGTTGCTCTGCAACCTGGCGCGCTGGTCGACTTCAACTCCTCTGACAAAATCATCGCGCATGCGACTGCTGGCGGTCATGGTTTCCCTTACGTCCTGCAACACAACTATGTTGGCGGCGGCGACGTGAGCGAAGCTGTACCGGCAAATGCTACCGGCATGGCAGTACAGTGCGAATTTGGCGTAACGTATCACGCTCTGGTTGCGGCATCCTCCGCGCTGGTAAAAGGTACTCCGCTGGCAAGCAATGGCTCCGGCGCGTTAAAGGTTGCAGAAGCAGGAGAAAATATCCTGTTTTATGCGTATGAAGCCTACACCGTAGCATCTGATGGCGCTGAACTCGTTGCAGTTCGTCGCGCTGGCAATGCTGCAATGCCTGCGGCGTAAGGAGCCGAACAATGGAAAAGATTATCTTTACGAAAGGCTTAATCACCAACTCGCAGGTGGTTAAAGAGCAATGGCGTCACCTGACCGTTGACCGCAAGGTTTTCATCAATGGTGAAAACGCTCTGGCGAAAGAATACGGCGTAAACGCCACCGCACTGGTAACGAAAGACTACTGGCGCGAAGTGGACGACGTGACCACCCGTGTATTCCGCAACGAGTCCGGCATGGACATGATGGCCGACCTGATGACGCTGGCGACCAACATCAACATCGGTAAGACCGTGGCAATTAGCCGCATGGCTTCCGACGCTGGTAAGGTTGTGCGCACCATCTCCGGGCAGGAGCCTGAAGACCTGGATAAAACCCGCTACTCCTACAGCGGCGATGTAATCCCGATCTTCAAAACCGGTTATGGCCGCGAGTGGCGTGAACTGCTGGGTATGCAGTCTGAAGGTTTCGACCCGCTGATTGATGACCAGGAAAGCACCACCTTCAACCTGCGCGCAGACATGGCGGATTATCTGCTGGTCGGCGACGCAAGCCTGAACGTGAATGGCGTTTATACCGCTTACGGCATCACCAACCACCCGAACACCGTGCAGCTTAACCTGAGCGCCTCTGGTACTGGTGCGCTGAACATCGACCTGCAAACGGCAACTCCTGATGAAATCGTTGAGTTCTTCAACCAGGGTTTCCAGGCAGTTCTCGATGCGCAAAACGTGTTCGAGCCGGTTACACTGTGGGTATCTCCGTCTGTGCGCCGCTCCTTCAGCCGCCCGTATTCCAACGCGGCAGGCTTCAAAGGCGGCACCATTGAGGATTATATCCTCGCATTCGGCAAAACCGGCAACGTTGGCCGCATCGCGTCTATCGGCACCAACTTCAAGCTGACCGGGAACCATTTCGTCGGCTATGTGAAGAATGCGCTGTACATCCGCCCTCGCGTCGCTCAGCCGGTATCTACCTATGCAGAGCCGCGTACCACGCCGCACGCTAACTTTAACTTTTTAACGTGGGCTGCTATGGGCCTACAGGTGAAAAAGGATTTTGCGGGTCGAAGCAAGGTGTTCAACGCATACGGAACACAAACCGCATTGTAATTGATAAAGGGGGCGTTAGCCCCCTTCTTTATATCTTATCTCGCCATATACCATCCACTGAAGCATATAGCACCACTCCCATTCTGTAATATCATCCCTTAGCCATCGACTGTTCTTTTTGAAGTTGTACTCGGCTGGCTCAGCTTTAAGGTTATGCAAGCAGTTAACTAGCTCTGGATACACAAGCCCATTCTTAACAAACCAGTTCACAGGAAGAATATGGTCAATATGCCAGGAGCTTCTATCATCAAAGCTCATCCATGGTTCCATAGTTGACTCTATATGGTTAATGAATTCATCTTTTGAGTACCCAAGCACTTCATCCACTCTTGAATCAGAAAGAACAGTGCCGATCTTGATATCCATTCTTTCCAGTGCCTTCCTGAGGAATAAATGATGTGGGTTATCTATCATCCATTGCCTTACGTTTTGCAGCGCCTTTTTGTTGCCATTTTTTGAGTAATACCATTTACGATAAATTTTTCTTTTCTTCTCCAGGAATGCCTCGCGCCTCGAAGGGTCAGACTTTACGCGGCTTATGTAGGCTTTGTCTTTTTCTGATTTCTTTTTCCTGTTCTCAGGTATGGAGTAATATTTATCATATGATTTTTTTCGGCTAATGCGCTCATTTTCCTGCCCCTCGCTTGTTGCGCGCTTAGCTCTGGTGAACTCATACAAGCAATTCTTGCACCTTCCCCAGCCAGCAGTAAAAAAATTGACGCACCCACACTTTGCACAAGGGAACTCAGTGCAGACAAACTGCTTTAATCCCTGCTCTCTGGCTTTAATAGCCAGTTCTTTTCTTGTAGTCATGATGTAATCCTTGCTGATTTGGTTTTGCCATCTTAGCACATCTATATGTCATGTGTTATAATTAATCAACATCAAAATAGAGGTATTTATCATGGCTAAATATGAAGTAATCGCCAGCGGAATCTTCGTAAAGGATAAAGACGGTCGTCTGCGCGAGCTCGCCATTGGCGACGTGATTGACGAATCCACTCCGCACATTGAGTCAAAGCTTCGCCCGGTTAGTGAGAAAGTTCTGGAAGTTGCAACTCCGCAAGAATCGCAGCCAAAGGCGAAGAAAACCAAGTAAAATAAACCCGCAAACAAGCGGGTTTTTTTTATTGGGGGTTATCATGGCTGTCAGGTACGAAATAAACACAACTCCGGCTGACGGAGAGGTTTTGCTTAGCGAAACCATGTCAGCAGACTGGACTGCATTACAGGTGCAGATTGTGCCATTAAACTCTTCCGGCGGTCACGCACCATTAACAAGCGGATCTGTTTCCGTAATGGTATCGCCGTTTGCATCTGGTGACTTCTGGATTGACGTCAACAATAATAATTATTATGGCATCGCGCTACGACTAAAAGTGATCAAGTCCCAGCTCCCTGCTGGCGTTGCATCTCTGAAAGTCCTGGTGTGGCGAGCTGACACCTCAGTGCCATCAAGTCAGGTTGTCGCTCAGCCATATACTGAGCTTGCCAATAAGCAGGGGAAGCTATTCACTGCATCGCGTCGCGTGACTGACGTCGCTGGCGGAGCTAACCTTGACAGCATTTTTATTACCGGCTCAAAACAGGTTGTGTTTAATCAGCGGATTATCGGCTACACCGGTAAGGGTGTCGTGGCGTCAATCTACCGTGGAGCTGTAGCTACTGGCGGAACCGCTGCGGAGATTAATAACCCAAATGACATAGCGCCACATACTGCAACGGCACAGCTTCTGACCGGCTCTACGGTGACAAGTATCGGTCAGCTGACGGTGGCCGCGACGTATAGCGAAGGGAACGCATCAAACCAGGGGCAGGGCAATTCGCAGGCAAAACTCGGTGAGCAGGTCATCATGGCGCCTAATACTACCTACCTGTTACGCATCACATCCCTGGATACTGCGGCGCAAAATATCAATGCTTACGTTTCGTGGTTTGAGGATGACGCTTATCTTCCGTGATAAAAGAAAAGCCCCGAAAGGGGCTTTGTTTATTGTTTATCCTGGTAGGCGTAGAAATTCAGTAGCTTTATGAAATCTCTTTTCCCTGAATGATTAAGATAAAATCCGGCAATTTCATTAAATACTTCATTTGATGCTTTTACAGAGCAGCCCATGTTGAGTGCGTCACGGGCTGCAATGGCCGCTTTTTTTGTTGTTTCTTTAATGCTCATCACTAAATCCTCATTGGCATAACTGTTATTTTTTGTTCTTGATGTAATGCTGCTTTGCGATATACAGCATCTCATCAAATGATTTTCCGGTAACGCTTCGGCATTGTCGATAGTGTTGTAACGCAGCCTCTATGGCCGCGTTGTCTATACCGGGCAGTTTTTCGCGCAGGTTTTTCTCTATGAATTGTTCGGGATTCATTATTTAACCTTTTTAGAATCATGGTCGCAGCCAATCATTTGATGAAAAACCCACGGAGCAAATCGACCAAGACCTATTCCAGTGCGCTCGCTTATGCTCCATACAGCAGCCCACAGCATGCGCCAGATGTTAATCATCACAGCTTCTCCAGAATAGCCAGAACTTCACTTAACTCAGCGGAAGGAAGGCGCAAAAATTCTTCTGTCTCCTGTGCCACATGACCCTCAGCGACAACCATATGGTCTGCTTCTTTCAGCAACTGAATCAGGCGTTCAATCGGCTTAACTTTTTTGGCCTTGAGAGTTTTAGCCGTCACCTTATCCTTGCCCTGCGCTTTCGCTTCCTCAACGGCAGCATCAATAACGTTAACTGCATCATCGCCATGCTCACGCGCCACTGCAACGGCGTTGGCATAACTGATTTGGCCTGCATTGATACGCTGCTTGATAGCGTCAGGTACATCACCAAGTGACAGGTGCATCTGCACATCTGAAACTGAGCGACCGACTTTTTTGGCGATTTCTTCATTCGTCCACCCGAACCCTTTCAGGCGCACATAAGCCTTTGCACGCTCAAGCGGGTCGAGCTGCTTACCCTGACTGGATGAAACCATGAAGGCGATTTTATCCGCTTCATCGCCGGTGAAGTCTTTGCACTCAATGCGCGCAATTGGTACGCCGCGCTCAATGGCACGCAATGCGCCAAGATAACGATGCTGGCCGTCAAGAATCTTGATGCGCTTTCCGTCGGCATCAGGAATAACAGTTAACGCCGGGATTGGCTGGCCTGATTCCCAGCACTGCGCGAAGTATTCAACGTGCTGCTCATCGGCTTCGCGGATGTTGTATCCTGGCTCAAGGTAAAGATGATCGACAGGAACAAGGTAAGTCTTGTTTACGGTAATTCCATCACGGGTTTCTTTATTTGCATATCTCTGACTTAAAGATGCCATACCTTCCTCACTTTGATAAACAGATTGCGCTGACAATGGCGAATCCGATAACGATTAATGCCAGCTTAATCTTGAAAATGCGCCATGCTTTCAGGTCTTCTTTGCGGATTTCGTGGCGGATCATTGTGATTCTCCGATGGCTTTAGCAATTGCGGCATAAGCCTTGCTCAAGGCAGCGGCATTCCTTTTTGTTGGCGTAGTGAAGACTACAAGCATCTCCAGAGCCTCCAGCAATTCAGGTGCAGCGGCGATGAGATGCATATTGGCGTTGTACTCATCAGTTAACTTTCCTCCCGTCCGCGCTGGTCTTTGACAGACAGACTTATGGCCGCCGCTGTCAAAATCCGCGCCAACTCCATCACAGCATGCCCCTACCACTGCCCACGGCCCCGGCGTACCTTTAAAACCTTTCATCTTCATCACCCCTAACATTTATTGTTGTTTCTACGTCATCACTATAGCGACACCCTCAATCTACGTCAACACTTTATGATAAAATTAAACCAACAACACTCACCCCGCGCTGTTCCGTCCTGAAAAACGTAAGGCGGCGAAATTGGATATAGCAATCGGCGTTATCGTCATAGCGTTTTCGCTGGTTCAGGTGTACAGATGCTGGAAGTTCATCATTCGGAGAATAATTAATGAGAGACGCGCTTCAGCACGCCGCAAACCAGATAATTAGTGGCACTGTCGGCCAGGTAATCGACAAAGCCGGTTATACATCCATCGGGACTGGTCTTGGCCTGAAGGTGGCAGAGCAGACGCCGGTCGCACAATCATACATTGCCTCGATGATTCCCCATTCGATTACCGAGTGGGCGGCGGTAGCCTCTATACTTGGCGCGCTGTCACTGGTGGCAAAAAACCTTTTTGAGATGTGGTGGAAGATTCGGGAGAGCAAAAAGAATGGCAGCACCGACAGCAAGTGAACTCGTCGCCGCCATGGCGTCAAGAGGCGTAACTATCACCACAGCAGACGCAACGGGCATCCTGTGTCTGGTGGCGAGCATCACAGAGTGTCTTGAGCTTAATTACCCTGAAGATACATGCAGGCAGGATGCAATTCTGCTATGGGCATCTATCCTGATCGCCTCAAATACAGCCGGGAGATACATCACAAGTCACCGGGCGCCATCTGGTGCGTCGCAGTCATTTGGCTATGGCAGTAAGCCGTGGATGGCCCTTTACAATCAGATGAAGCTACTCGATACGGCAGACTGCACCGGCGACCTTGTGGAAGAGCCTGATGGAAGTGCAAAGCCGTGGTTTCGGGTTGTTACCGGGAGCAAGTGCCGATGAAAACGTCAACATTAACTGTAAATATCTCAATCCGTAAATGGTGCATGCCGCTGCTGGTTATTCTGGTATTGCTGCGCCTTCCTGTTCCGCGCTGGATTTATACTCTTGAGGCCGCGCCATGTCAGTAATAGCGAGATGGAGCTATACGCAGCCATGCACAATCTGGCGGCTTACTGGCAAGGATAAGTATGGCAAGCCAACATTCGCCGCGCCAGAGTCCATCATGTGTGATTATGGCTTCGATAAGAATCTGACCACCGGCACTGCTGGCAATGAGATCGCACAGAAAAACACATTCTGGACGGAATATCAGGATGCGTCTGTTGGCGACTTCATCATGCTTGGCACCGTCACAAGTGCTGACCCGCTGGCCGCTGGAGCTGACCAGATTAGAAACGTCGTGAATTACGGCAATACGTTAGACCGCAACGACCTGCCTGATTTTGCGCTGGTAACGGGGTAATGTATGGCCGCCAAAATGCGAGGTATCCAGCAGGCGATTAAGCGCACTCAGCAGATAGTCGGTGAGATTACTGGCGAGAAGGCGGTGTCAGCAATAAAAGCCGCCAACTATATCATCAGGACTGAATCGGCCTCTATGACGCCAGTGGCCACATCAGCTCTGATAAACAGTCAGTATGACACCGTGGAGGTTAATGGCACTCGCATAACTGGCAAGATTGGGTATGCTGCCAATTACGCCCTGTATGTCCACAATGCACCAGGTAAACTGCTTGGCACGAATACGCCGCGCACAGGACAGCTCAAAGGAAAGGGTAACGTTTGGGATAAAAGCGGTGAGCCTAAATTCCTTCTCAAGGCTGGCGAAAACACACGCGAGCTTGTCGATCAGGTAATTAAAAAAGAGATGACGCTAAAATGAGAGATATGCTTGAGCTTGTTGACCAGTACCTCAGCGATGCTGGTCTTTATGATGGGTGGACTTCTCAGCTTGAGTTCTGGAACGATACCGAAGTTGGCACAGACCGGTTTATGGTGCTGCAATCCAATGGCGGCACGAACGTAAGCAAAGACCTCAGCAATGATTATTATTTTTCGCTCTATGTTGTTGGCCAGCAGGGTCAGTACAACATCGAGGAAACAAAAGCAAAAGCGCTTGATGTCATCTCATATATCAAAGAGCATCCCGTTGATAGCTGTATTGGCATGATTCAGTTGCAGGCGCCGCTTGGTCGCCCGACTCTTACGACAGAGAAAAGGCCTGTTTATGAGTTGTTGCTGAGGGTTGTTTTTGGTGAGTAATGGTTCCCGCGACAGGATTCGAACCAGTTACCGATTGCTTAGAAGGCAATTGCTCTATCCTGATGAGCTAATGGTGCGTTGTGTTGTGGTGAGTGGAGTCGAACCACCTTCCATCAGTGCGCTGCTGATTGGGTTACGCGCATCCTGCGGTTACTTATCCGGAATCTTCACCGCAAAACTATTCCCTAGCTCGCCGTTGAGCTTCACCACAACGGAAAGAGCACTGACTTCGAGCAGACCTTGGGCCCAGGAACGACGATAAATCTCAATGCTCTTACCTGTTGTGTACCCATTATTAATCACACCGGGCCAGTGCGCCGAATTCATTGACAAGGAGTCGGAAGACCTTGCTGGTGTTTAGCCGTTAGGCTACTGCCAGATACATTTCTTCGTTTGCATTTATCTTTGTGGTCAGTTTCTAAAAACCCGCAAAGTCGCTTACGAAAACTATCTGCCATTTAATCTACACCACCAATCAGCACCTGTCAACATGATATAATGCGATTGTTTAGCTAAACACAGAGGATTCTAAACATGGCTATTTGTGCAAATGATAACGGCATCATCACAGGTCGCCAGTCGCTCATTGAGCTGGCTGATGGCTGCTGGGATGCTGTGCCAGCAGAGGAAGATTGGAAGTTTTTTGCTCCCATGACCTCAAAAGGCGTCGACTTCAGCCCAAGCACCACTACCTCAGAGGCTGATGATGGCGATGGCTTTGTTGCGACGCTGGTCACTACCGCAGACCTCACCATTTCTGGTGATTTCGAAGTTCGCAAGGCCGACAAGGCTGATGAGTATGGCGTGCATAATCTCATCAAATACTTTGTCACAGAAGTTAAAGCGCGTCGCCAGCCGTCGCTGTGGGTTCGTCAAACGACTGGTAACACCGTCGTGGTAGCTTACTGCAACATCACCGCGCTGAGCTACGATGGCGGCACCAACGACATCATCACCGGATCGGTTGAATTTAAGCCGTATGATGGCTCTACCGTTGACGTGTCCAGCATCGAAGATTTGACGCTGACTACTGATATAAGTGCAACCAAAAGCGTTGCCACTGGTGCCACTCTTACGCTTGGCCCTGTTGCGGCTTCTGGCGGTGTCGATCCTTATACCTATCAATGGTATAAAGGCACCACGCCGATCAGCGGTGCTACTACCGACACGTTCACCAAGGCCACTGCCGCCGCGGGTGATGCTGGTACGTACTTCTGCCGCGTAATGGACTCGGCAACCAGTCCTGATTACGTTGACTCCACCAAGTGTGTTGTTACCGTTACGGCATAAAGAAAACCCCGAAAGGGGGTTTATTTTTTCAGCAATGAAGATACGCGGATACTTGAAATGGCATCAATGGTCATCCTCATCCTCCTCGCTAATCGCAGCATCGAGTTGTCGACGCAACATGCACAGTGCGCCATGCGGCATAAACTGATTAGCCATGCCATCGAATATCTGGCGGTTTAATTTATTATCAATGCGCGGCCTTATTGCAGACCAGCATGACCTGATTGCACGATTTACCGGGCGTCGTTCCAGCATTGCGAGTCGTGCAGCTAACTCAATGGTAACGAGCGCGTCAAGATACTGCTCGCAGGAGTAGCGGCTTTCGTCATCCATATTGTTTAATTCCTACCGCCAATTGCATATGCAAAACATGGTGGCAGTTCATGCAAATCCACTTTGACCTCATTCCATCTTTATATTCATCCTCATACCATCTCACGTTCCTTATATACCGGTAGTGATGCTTCTTGCAGCAATGCAAAATCTGCCTGAATGACCTCATTATTTTTCCTCCTGCATCATGAGGAATACAACCATTGCGGCGCGGAGTGGATTTACATCAGAGACGGCATCATAGCTTGCATAAAAACAAACTTCAGAATCTCCGGTGATGCCATCAATTACTGTATCAACCGGTGCCGCAATCCATTTGTTATCGAGTGATACGATGCTAATCTTGTTGCCAACAATAATCTGCCACGCATCTGCTGGGTTGTTGCAATAGTCTTTAAGAGATTTTTTGCTATACTCCACTTTCCCTGTCGTTACATTAGTTGAACCCCTAACGCATCTTATTCTGTCATTGCCAAGGAATTCAATTTTGTACGGTTCCTTCATCAGCGCATTATGCACTGCTGAGTTAATCTCAAAATCTGATAGTTTGCTGTAATCAATGCTCATCTCTTATCCTCCACCACTACGCCAATCTTAGCCAGCAACAAAATCGCCTTTACGCGGGCCTCTTCATAGGTGTAACCCTGATCGATGTAAAGGTCGACGTAAAATCTCAAATCAGCATCAGTCTCGTTCATTTTTTATCACCCACATTAATCAAAGACCAAACCAGACAACCAACAAACCCCAACAGAGTCCATCCAAAGAAAAGGTTAAGCACCGCTATTGCCATGGTGTTTCTATGTCGCCTTGATGCGGCGACACATGTTGGAATCATGTAAATAAAACACGCAGCAATGAATGATAGAGAAACTACAATCATATCAGTAGCATATGAGTAACTAAACGAAAATACCGGTTTTATAAAACCCATCATCACCATTGCCTGCGCAACAATCCCAACCACCAGAACCAAAACAATAAACTTTTTCATGTGAACACCCTCCGTTTAGATACCTCAATCTACGTCAGTCTTGCGTCTCCTGTCAATGGTATAATTACGTCATTATGAAAACAGGATTTAGACATGAGACAACGCACACCGCTAACAGAAATCGGAGAGATGCGCATCTCCCTGGCTGACAAGTCTTTTTTCTTCAAACCATCATTTGCGGCGATGAATGAGCTTGGCTCACCGAAAGAGATTGTCGAACTGTACGCTACGCTTAATGGCTATGAGTACGCGGCCATACTCGGCGCCATTCAGTCAATGCCATATGGTGCTCAGATTCAGGTGGCAAAAATCCTGTCACGTCCTGCCTATGGCAAGAAAGTGCTCAGCGCCGCCTGCCTAATCATGCAGTCCTGTTGCGATGATGATATCTCGGTGCTCATTGGGTCATGGAAGCCAACTCCGCGCGGTGTGAAGTACGTCACCGGAAGAATGCCGGTAAATGACATTATTATTATTGCTCGCAACCTGATGGAGCATGGCATCATCGGCAAGTCTCCGCTCAAGGTTCCTCAGCGCTCGGAAAACCAAAAGCGCACAACCAGTGAACTGAGAATGTCTGATTACATCATTTCAGCTCGCACCCATTTCGGAATCACCCGTGAGGAAGCCGAAGACCTGACCATGACCGAGTATCAGCAGATGATAAAATACCCGGAACCGGAAGGCATGACGCGCGAGCAGTATGATGCGTCCTATGAGCGGGCCAAACTGAATAAACAGAAACTGAAAGAGAAAGCCGCCAGAAAGGCCGCTAAAAGCAAAGGAGCAAAATAATGGCAGAAGAAGTTGGCGGCATTGTCTATGAGGTTGGCATGGAGGTATCAGGCCTCACTGCTGGCTCTAAACGGGCAGAGGATGCACTTGACAGCCTCGACAAGTCAGCTCAGGACTCCTCAAAAAGTCTCGGTAAACTTGATAATAGCTCAAGAAACGCTGGAAAAGGCATGGGGTCAGCTGCTGGCTCCGCTAGCTCGCTAAAAACATCTTTAACAGCTCTTGCTGGGGCTATATCTGTTTCTCTGATTATGCAATGGGGAAGTGCATTCCTGGAAGTTGCTGATAATATGACTCAGCTACAGGCAAGGATTGCAAGGTTGTCAACCGATGCAGCTACAGCTAAGCAGACGTTTAGTGACATTGCAGCAATCTCATCAAGAACCGGCTCCAGCATCTCTGATACCACAAAACTGTGGGAAACATTAACGTCTTCACTAAAGGATGCTGGTGCGACAAATGCACAGGTGTTAAGTCTCACCGATACCCTGCAAAAAATAGGTAGAATTGGTGGCTCATCAACAGAGGAGATGGCTAATGCTTTGCGTCAATTTGGTCAGTCAATAGCATCAGGAACCATCCGCGCCGAAGAATTCAATTCAATTCTTGAGCAAATGCCTGAGCTGGCTCGCCAAATAGCATCTGGACTTGGTATCTCCATGGGGGAGCTAAGACAAAGAATGCTTGAGGGTAAATTAACTGCTCAGGATGCACTAAATGCCATTCAAGACAGAACATCACAAATAAACTCAGAATTCAGCAAACTACCAAGAACAATGAGCCAGGCGACAAACAGCCTGGAAGTTTCATTTGCTACTTTGGTTGCAGCCATAAACAATGCCACCGGGGCAAGCACAACTATGGTTTCAATTGTTGACTCGCTTACCTCGGCCCTTGAC